ATGGCAGCAGACACAGTATTAAATACAACTGTATTTGACGGAGCAAAAAAACTTATCACTCACTACAATGTAGTTTCGGGTGACGGAGAAGGAAGCACAACTAAAATAGTTGATGTTTCTGGGTTAAATTCAAACAACGGTAAAACTTGCAAAACTGTAAGACTTAACAAAGTCAGTTTTAACGTTTCTGTAACAGCACCAGTAGATGCAATCAGAATGCAATGGGATGCAACAACAGATGTTGTATTTCAAACTTTAGCAGGTGAAATGGAATTTGATTATAGCCACTTTGGTGGTTTAAAAAACACAGAAGCCAGTGGATTTACTGGTGATGTAAATGTCGTTTTACCAGCTTGCTCAGCAGGAGATACAGGAACAATTGTTTGTGAATGGATTAAAGTTTACGAATCGTAGGAGTTTAAATGGCTAATACTACTTCAGGAACGACAACGTTCGACAAGACTTTTGCTATTGAAGAGATAATAGAAGATGCTTTCGAACGTATTGGATTAAATTCTGTAGCAGGTTATCAACTTAAATCTGCAAGAAGATCTCTTAATATCCTATTTCAAGAATGGGGTAATAGAGGTATCCACTATTGGGAAGTAGGTTCAACTAATCTAGATCTCATAGAAGGTCAGGCAGATTATGATTTTTTCAGATCTAGTGATGATGGAACGTCAGCTACAACCACAGATCCAGCAAGCGTGTTTGGAATATCCGATGTTCTTGAGGCACAGTTAAGATCTAATAGAACTCAGACAACACAATCAGATAGTCCGATGACTAAGGTAGATAGATCTACTTATGCAGGATTCTCAAACAAATTGTCCAAAGGAACACCTAATCAGTATTGGGTGGAGAGATTTATAGATAAAGTTACCATACACGTTTACCCAACACCA